AGACCGACACGTTTGAAGAAATCACTGGTCGCATGGGGTCACTCTGGTGACAAAGCATCTGCGGTAGCTAAAGGTCGCCGTTTATTGGCAAGATATCAGGCCGCAAAGAAAAGGAAAAAGAAATGAAACAAGCTCCCAAAAAACAAAAACCTAAATCTCTTTTAAAGAGAATGTCTGGTGCTGATATAATGAAAATGGCAGGCCCTGATGTTAAAGCTTGGGCAATGACTAACAAGATTGCAACATCTAAAGAAATTGATGCAATGCCTCTTGTTAGACTTGAAAAACTTTATATGGACTATCTTAAATCGAAAGGTCAGTAATAATGATGAAGAAGAAAGCAGCTAAGAAATCAATGCTTACAGCAAAACAAAAGACATTGCCAAAAGCATTGCAAGCTAGAATTATGAAAACAAAGAAGAAAGGTAAGTAATATGCCAATGGGAAAAGGAACTTATGGTAGCCAAGTAGGTAGACCAAAAAAGGCAGCAGCTAAAAAAGCACCAGCAAAGAAGAAAATGCCAGCAAAGCGTAAGCCAGCTTCTGGTAATTATTCTCGCGGTTACTAATGTTTTATGCGTCTCTTCTTTTTTGTTGGGTTGCTTTCGGCGGACAACAATGTCTTGTTGCCCAAGACACAGAAGGGCCATATTTTAAAGAAGAGCAATGCTTAAATAGATTAAAGGAAATGGAATTTATTATTCACAAAAAGATTCCTTTATCTAAGGTAAAAGCAAAAGAATGCATACAAAAAAAAGAAGGTAATGTATAATGGCTTCTATGTTGACAAAGAGACAAACAAGTACATTAAAAAAACATTCTGTTCATCATACAGCCAAGCATATGAAGTTGATGCGCAAGTTAATGAAAGATGGAAAATCATTTACTGCTGCTCATAAAGAAGCGCAAAAGAAAGTGGGTAAATAATGGCTGTCAATGCTGCTGGTAATTATACAAAACCTACAATGCGTAAGGCATTGTTTAACCGCATTAAGGCTGGCGGCAAAGGTGGTAGACCGGGCCAATGGTCAGCAAGAAAAGCACAGATGTTAGCAAAAGCCTACAAAGCAAAAGGAGGCGGATATAGAAACTAATGTTAGCAGAACTTGCGGCAATCAACGGTGCATTTGCAATCATCAAGACAACGATTGCAAACGGGAAGGAACTTGCCTCGGCAGGGCAAGCGATTGCGGATTTTGCATTTGCAAAGGAAGACCTGCAATCCAAGGCAAGTAAAAAGCGTAACAGTACATTTGGTAACGACTTACAAGAGTTTATGGCTCTTGAAGAAGTAAAAAGAAAAGAGGCTGAACTTAAAAGCATTATGTATCTTTACGGACGTTATGGTCTATGGGATGATTGGGTTAAGTTTCAAGCAGATGCTAGGGCTAAAAGACAAAGACAATTAAAAGAGGCGCGGTTAAAGAGAGAGAAGATAATTGAAGTTATCGGCGTTGTTTCTTTATCTCTTGCTATTTTGTTTATGTTTGCTGGCTTTTTTTATATTGTAGCGAGAAAGAAACTATGGCTTTAAGACCATCACAAACTTCTTTACGGAAGTGGACAAAACAAAAATGGAGAACTAAAAGTGGCAAGCCATCCACCCAAGGATCAAAAGCTACAGGTGAACGTTATCTACCATCAGCCGCAATCAAGGCGTTATCGCCGCAAGAATATGCAGCGTCCACTGCTGCTAAAAGAAGAGCAACTCGTGCTGGTAAACAGTTCTCCAAACAACCTAAAAAGATATCAACTAAAACCAAAAGATACAGATGAGTTTTTTACACACACTAAAGCGTGAAGAGCGCGATATGTTGCGCCAAATTGTAAAGAAGGTGCATCTTGCTTACCATCCTAAACAGTTTCAGACTGACAGAGAAGCAGATAAAGTTATTTCTGTTATTGGGCCAGAAGTTGTGGAACGCATGATTAAGTTTGGTAAGGATCACAAGATTGACCAAATTTAAATATAAACCAGATGGCGAAGTCTTAAAATCTTTTATGAAAGACGATTCGTTCTTTCGTGCATTGCGTGGCCCTGTTGGGTCAGGCAAGTCTGTGTGTTGCTGTGTTGAATTGTTTAGGCGTGCTATACAACAACAGAAAGGTGCAGATGGTGTACGTAAATCACGCTGGGCTGTTATTAGAAATACAAATCCACAGCTAAAAACTACCACTATTAAAACTTGGTTGGATTGGTTTCCAGAAGAAGACTGGGGCAAATTCCATTGGTCTGTGCCGTACACACATCACATCAAACGATCAGACCTAGACCTTGAAGTTATCTTCCTCGCTCTCGATAGACCAGAAGATGTCAAGAAACTTCTCTCCCTAGAATTGACAGGTATCTGGATTAACGAGGCGAGGGAGATACCCAAATCTATTATTGATGCATGCTCTATGCGTGTAGGTCGTTTTCCTTCAATGAAAGATGGTGGATGCACATGGACAGGAGTTATAGCCGACACAAACGCGCCAGAAGAAGACCACTGGTGGCCGATAATGTCAGGCGAAGTTCCGGTTCCAGATCACATCCCCAAAGAAGAAGCGAAGATGCTGGTCAAACCAGACAACTGGAATTTCTACACACAACCAGCAGGCATGCTGGAAACAAAGGACGAAGAAGGGATCATTACAGGTTACGTGCTAAACAAGAGCGCAGAAAACGCAAAGAATATGAGAGCCGATTATTATCGGAACATTGTACAAGGGAAGACGAAGAGTTGGATAGATGTATATGTGATGAATCGCCTTGGGAGTATAAAAGATGGTAAACCCGTTTATGCCAATTTTGCAGCAGATGTCCACGTTGCCAAAGAAGAAATACCTGTTGCCGCAGGATTACCTGTTTATATTGGTCTTGATTTTGGCCTTACTCCAGCTGGAGTAGTTGCACAAAAAGTACGTGGGCGTTGGTTAATACTACAAGAAATAGTAGCGTTTGATATGGGTATCGTTAAGTTTACTGAAGTATTGCGGCAAGAGTTATCTACAAGGTATGTAACTAATGAAGCTATTATCTTTGGCGACCCAGCAGGCGACTTCCGCGCTCAGACTGACGAATCAACACCATTTCAAATATTGCGTGGCGCAGGTTTGAACGCAAGGCCAGCCCCATCAAATGATGTTGCCCTTAGAATTGAATCTGTAAACTCTGCACTAAATCGTATGGTTGATGGCAGTTCAGGATTATTAATTGACTTTCGGTGTCGTAATATAATTAAGGGCTTTGAAGGCGGCTATCAATACAGGCGGCTGCAAGTATCTGGTGAGCGTTATATGGATAAGCCAGATAAAAACCATTTCTCACATATACACGACGCCTTGCAGTATTTAATGCTTGGTTCTGGCGAGGGGCGTGCAATCTTGACGAATATGCAACATGCGCCTAAACCTTTTCAAGCAGAACGTAATTTTGATGTGTTCACAAGAAAGCCACGCCAGAAGCGTAAAGGCTTATGGGCCAGAATGTAAAATGTGCGTTGCTTTATATGCAAAAGCAACTGTATGAAAAACTAAAGGAGATTGCTTATGTGTGTAGGTAGACCAGCAAGGCCGCAAGTTGAAGGCTTAACAGAAGAAGAAAAAGCTGAACAAGAGCAAGCAAAAGAACGTGAAAAACAAGCTCGTGAAGAGTCTGAAGCTCAAGAAAGAAGAGAACGGGCAAAAACACGAGAAGAGCGTTTAGAAAAAACGGTTAAGCAACAACGCCGTGGCACTGGTGCAACCTCTTTGCTGACAGGCGGCAGAGGCGGCATGGGTTATTTTGACGAGACTCTGTAATGCATCAGACAAAAATGATGTTAGAAAAGTACGAGCGTGCTAAAGAAAAACGCTTAAACTTTGAACCACTGTTCGATGAGTGCTATGAATATGCACTTCCTATGCGTCAAGGTTTTTATTATGAGGTAGCTGGTCAACGCCGTGATGATAAAATCTTTGACGAAACTGCTGTGGTTGGAACACAGGAGTTTGCATCTCGTCTTCAATCTGGTCTTGTGCCAAACTTTGCGCGCTGGGCAGACTTTGTTGCTGGTTCTGAAATACCAGATGAACAAGTCGACCAAGTAAATAATCAACTTGATGTGGTGACTGATTATGTTTTTGAAGTTCTGCAATCTTCTAATTTTGGGCAAGAAATACATGAATCGTTTATGGACTTGGCTGTTGGAACAGGCGTGTTGCTTGTTGAAGAAGGTGACGCTCTCAATCCAATACGCTTTAACGCGATACCGCTTCCGTCTGTCGTGTTGGACTCAGGTGCAGATGGCTCGATTGACCATGTGTTTAGAGAGAGGACTCTTAAGAACCGTTCGATTCCTGTTGCCTATGAGCGTGCTGTCGTTTCAGAACGACTTGCTAAAGCTATTGCAACACAGCCAGAAGCAGAATGTAAGATACTGGAATTGGTTTGTAGAAATTATGAAAAGCGTAATGAAGAACGTTATGACTATTATGTCATTGATATTGCCAACGAAGAAATAATTTATTACGAACAGTTTAACGGCACTGGCTCAAATCCTTTTGTATGTTTCCGTTGGTCTAAAGCCAGTGGCGAAATTTATGGGCGTGGGCCTCTTGTCAATGCTCTTAGTGCAATCAAAACAACTAATTTAACAATCGAGCTTGTTCTTGAAAATGCACAGATGGCTATCTCAGGCATCTATCAGATGGATGATGATGGCGTTATGAATACAGATACAATCAATCTTGTGCCGGGGACTATCATTCCAAAGGCAATGGGTTCAATGGGATTGCAGCCAATACGTGCTGCTGGTGACTTTAATGTTGCTAATCTTATTCTTAATGATATGAGAAATAATATTAAGAGAGCTTTGTATAATGATATGCTTGGCGACCCAAACAAAACACCAGCATCAGCAACTGAAGTTGCAGAACGAATGGCTGATTTATCAAGAAGAATTGGGTCAGCCTTCGGCAGATTACAGGCTGAGATGGTTCAACCAATACTGCAACGTGTTGTATATATTCTTAAAAAGCAAGGTCGCATTGAAGTTCCTGTTATTAATGGCAGAGAAGTTAAAGTTCGTTCAGTTTCACCCCTTGCACAAGCGCAAGCAAATCAAGATATAACTTCTATATCAAGATATTTACAGCTTGTTGGTGGTACATTTGGCCCTGAGATTTTGAACTTGCTTATCAAATCTGAAGATGTTGCAGTACATTTGGCTGAAAAATTTGGTGTGCCTGATAGTCTTGTGCGTGATAGCGTAGAGCGACAGCAGCTTGCAGAAGCAGCACAAAGATATCAACAGGCACAGCAAAGAGGTGAAGTACCAGATGTCACTCAACTTAGGCCTTGACGGGTTTCCACGCCCCAAGGAAGAAGACGATAGAATATCCCAGAACATAAACAGTTTGTTCCGTACACCTAATGGTAAAGCAGTGATGAAGTATTTACGCTCTATCACTATTGAATCTGTAAGTGGCGCGAACATATCTGACGCTGAACTACGTCATTTAGAAGGACAGCGTTATTTAGTAGGCCTTATTGAGAGGCGATTCAAACAAGCAGAAAAGGTAAAGAAATGAGCGAAGCAGATAATGTAGATGTAGCGGCTGAAGCCACAGTCACAACTGAAGCACCTGTAGCTGAACGTCCAGAATGGCTACCAGAAAAATTTAATACACCAGAAGACCTTGCGTCTTCTTATCAATCTCTTGAGCAGAAACTTGGTACTGGTCAAGAAGAACTGCGGCAGCAAATCATACAGGAGTTTGAGACTGCTGCTTATGAAAACAGGCCAGCCACTGCTGGTGATTATCAAATACCAGAATCTGTAGATGCAGAAATGGCTGTTGATAATCCACTGTTTCAATGGTGGGCTGATCATGCATTTGAAAATGCATATAGCCAAGAAGAGTTTGAATCTGGCATAGCGCAATATGCAGAGTTTATAAACTCACAAACACCTGACCTGCAACAAGAGCGTGCTAATCTTGGTGACAATGCTGATGCACGTATTGAAGCTGTTGATTTATGGGCAAACAAATTTTTCCCAGAAGAGCATGCTGATGCTATCTTACAGATTGGGCAAACATCAAAAGGCATTGAAGCTCTTGAGTTTATTATGTCTAAAGTAGGTGGTGTACAAATGTCTGCTGATGCAGGCTTACCTACTGGGATGACAGAAGATAAACTACGCTCTATGATGAATGACGAGCGTTATTGGAATGCAGCAAAAAGAGACCCAGCTTATGTTAAGGAAGTCCAAGCAGGCTTTTCCAAAGTCTTCAATTAATGCCTTTCATGAAGATGGCGATGTAAAAATTGTAAAAGCAACAATAGAACATGCTGGGTATTTACAACACCATCTTCGAGATACCGATATACGGGAGTGCATGATTCACGGTGCAACACCGTGGCGTGCGCTCCACGTACCTTTATCAAGCAAACATGCAAAAACATGGACGGGTTTGTACAAAGACAAGCCTGTATGTATGTTCGGTGTGTTCCCTTTTGAAAACACAGCCCATCTTTCTTCTGGGCATATATGGTTACTAGGCTCTAATGTATTAGATGAGTTCCCACGTAAATTTTTAACAACATCAAAACTAATGTCTAATTGGCTTTGTAATCAATATGATTGGGTAGAAAATCTTGTTCCCGTTGAACATGAGCGTACAATTAGATGGCTTGATTGGTTAGGGTATTCTTTTTCAAATCAACCTACTGTTATAAATGGTTATCATTGTTTACGTTTTGTGCGTTGCCAACCAGAGATAGAAGTGAGATTTGATTAATACAGCCTGTTTCTAGCTGACGGCCCTACTGGATAACCGATTGACGCGATGTAACGGACAACTGTGTTGTAAATGTAAACCTCTTTTGAAAGGACTGATAAAATGGCGAATACTATTGATGTCGCATTTATCAAGCAGTTCGAGTCAGAAGTTCACATGGCTTATCAGCGCATGGGTTCAAAGTTGCGTAACACTGTACGCACAGTTGGCAATGTTGCTGGTAGCACTGTTCGCTTCCAAAAAATCGGTACTGGTTCTGCTTCTACAAAGTCACGCAATGGTGACATTACTGCTATGGAACTCACCCACACACAGGTTGAGGCAACTATGGCTGACCATTACGCGGCTGAGTACATCGACAAGCTCGATGAACTGAAGACCAACATTGATGAACGTCAAGCTGTTGCACAATCTGCTGCTGCTGCTCTTGGTCGTAAGACTGACGAGATTCTTTACACTGCAATGGATGCAGGTGCTAGCTCAACTCAAATTCATAATACATCATCTGCTCTTGAAAAGGCAGACTTGTTGACTTTGTTTGAAACATTTGGCTCTGCAAATATCCCAGAAGATGGTGGTCGCTACTTGGCTATGCATCCAAAAGGATATTCTGATCTGTTCTTAATCACTGAATTTGCTTCAAGTGATTTTGTTGGTGAGCAGAATCTGCCATATGCAGGTGGCATGACCATGAAAGAATTTCTTGGTTTCAAGATTTTCTCTACATCAGCAATTACTGCTGGTAAGAACATGGCTTACCACACATCTGCTGTCGGCTTGGGCATCAACTCAGATGTTCAAACTGAAATTAATTATGTGCCGCAAAAAGCTGCACACCTTGCAACATCAATGATGTCAATGGGTGCTACTGTTATTGATGACAATGGTATCTATGAAGTCCTTGATAACAACACATAAGGAGTAGAGCATGGCTTATTCAGCTTCTGGCCTAACTAATATGGCTACTGGTGGCGGTCACAATCTGTGGTTCTACACCTCAACAGATGCACTAACAGCAGTTCGTGTGTCTGGCTACTTTAATGACGCTGCTACCATGATGAATGTTGGTGACGTTATTTTTGTCTATGACTCTGATGCTCCTACAATGGGCATCTCTGTTGTTCTGTCTAATACCGGCACTGTTGTCGATATTGCAGATGGAACTGCTCTAACAGTCTCAGACTCCGACTAAGGAAGTGGGGGGCTTCGGCCCCCCATAACCACATGAGTAGCGTAGCTAATTCAGATATTGATATTGCATCTCGCGGCCTAATACTTATTGGCGCGAATCCTATTACTTCGTTTTCCGCAGACAGTACAGAAGCACTGGTTGCGGATAATATTTATGAAGACACTGTACGCACAGCATTGTGTACAACACGCTGGCGTTTTGCGACTAATCAAGCGCAGTTAAACAGATTAACTAATGCTCCTACTGGACGCTTTGATGCGGCATATCAAGTGCCGTCTGACAACCTTATGGTGCATGCAGTTACTGTAGATGACCAATTAATAGCTTATACAATATACGGCGATAAAATATTTTGTAATGAATCAGACACATCAACTTTAGTGATTGATTATACTTTTCGCGCAAGAGAATTAGATTTTCCTAGTTATTTTACATTAGCTGTTCAATATTCTCTGGCTGCAAGTTTTGCATTAGCTATTGCTAGAGATGAACAGATGGCTCAAATGATGGAGCGTAAAGCTCAGTTGTTAATGCAACAAGCAAAAACACTTGATGCACAGCAACAAACAACACGCAAGCTGACAACATCGAGGTTCATTACTGAAAGGAGGAGTTAATGGCACGCATTCGTGTACCTTTGAATAACTTTTCTTTTGGTGAAATCAGCCCTTCTTTGACATCAAGGACTGACTCTCAGGTATATCAAAACGCTGCAGAGAAGGTTACTAACTTCTTTATACGTTCTGAAGGTGGCGTTATAAAAAGGCCCGGCTCTAAATTTATTCATAAGTTTTCAGATACTTATAATAGTTCCTTAACACAACAGGTAAGGATTGAGCCGTTTGTTTTTTCTGATGATGAAAAGTATATTATTGCTCTTCGCAATGGAAATATTGATGCATTTTTTATTAATCCAACTACTGGAGCAGTATCATTAAGCGCAACTGTTTCTTTTTCTGAGATTACAAGCGCACGCATACCTGAGATTACATTTGCTCAATCTGGTGACTTTATGTTCTTTTGTCATTCAGATTTCTTTCCTGTTATTTTAAAACGTACTGCATTAGATACATTCGTTAGAGAGCAGTTTGCGTTTGATACGTCTCTTGATGGCAATAAAACATTCCAGCCATACTATAATTTTCAAGCAACAGGCGTGACCATTACGCCATCCCATACATCTGGAACAGGTAGAACTTTTACAACAAGTGCTAATTATTTTAATAGCGCACAGGTCGGTACAAGATTGCTTATTGGTGAAACTGAAGTTGTTATAACTGGTTTTACAGATGCACAAAATGTTACTGGAAATATAAAAGGTACTATTAAAAAACAACTTGATATTGATTCTATTAAAACAAAAAAAGATGTTGATGAAATTGAAATAATACATGTCAATCACGGTCTTGCTGCTGGTGCAGCTATAACAATAGCAAATTCTGGTGGCGTAGGCGGTATATCTGCAAGCAATATAAATGGTTCGCAAACTATTGCTCGTGTTATTGATGATAATAGATATGAAGTTGCTACAGGCCATAATGCTAATACAGAAGATATTGGTGGTGGTTCTGTAACTATTGAATCTACAGCAGCGACAACAGAATGGTATGAACAGTCTTATTCTACATACCGTGGCTTTCCATCTGCGATTACCTTTCATGAAAATCGTTTATGGTTTGGTGGAACAGATAGTCAACCAGATGGTATATGGGGTTCTAAGACTGCTGAGTATTTTAACTTTGATGTTGGCAAAGGCGAAGACACAGACTCTATAGACTTTGATGCTGCCGCTGGTGTAACCAATCGCATTCGTCACCTAGTATCAAACAGAGACTTGCAAGTGTTTGCATCGCAAGGTGAGTTCTTTGTTCCTAGTTCAACAACACAGCCATTAACACCAGCTAACGCAAAGATATCTGCTCAGACTCCATTTGGTACTGGCTTTGTTAGACCACAATCTATTGATGGTGCAACACTGTTTGTGCAGTCAACTGGTACTGCTGTTAGAGAATACGTGTTCGCGGACTCTGAAGGGGCCTACGTTGGCGGTCAGGTGTCTTTGCTATCATCCCACCTAATAACTAATCCCAAGCAACTAGCAGTCGTTAAAGGCTCATTAAATAGGTCTGGGGCTTATGGGTTCTTTTTGAATGGTGATGGTAATATATCTGTGTTCTATCATATTCGTAATGAAAAGAAGCTAGGTTGGATGAACTGGACAACAAACGGTAATTACGTTTCTGTTGGCTCTACAGATAATAATCTGTTTGCTGTGGTGTCACGAGACCAAGGCGATGGCACAACAAAACTTTATCTTGAGCAGTTTGATACTGATTTTCAACTTGATTGCAGTAAAGATTATACAGGCAGCAATGGTGTATTTGCTGTATCTTCTGTTTTTGCTAATGGTGCATCTGTTGATGTTGTTGAAGGTACAGAATACTTAGGCGCATTTACTGTTGGTAGTGGCAATGCAGATGTGTCTGCTGTTGATGCGGCAGCTACATCTGCTGAGATTGGTTATAAATTTACACCAGA